TGGCCTGCATCGCGTTCTAAGGAGGCCGCATGATCGTCTACCAATACAACACCGCCGGCCTCTACCAGGGCGAAACCGACGCGGACGAAAGCCCGCTCGAACCCGGCGTGCTCCTCATGCCCGCCCGCACCACGGCGGTGGCGCCGCCAGCGAGCGTGCCAGCAGGCCGCTGGCCCCGCTGGAACGGCGTGGCCTGGGAACTCGCCACCAAACCCCAAGCCCCCGCAGCGCCAGACCCCGTCGCCAAGCTGCAGGCCTTCCTGAACGAGAACCCAGACGTCGCCGCACTGATCGAGCAGCCTGCTGCTGGGTGAGTGAGGAGCGCCGGCAGGGACGCCGGCAGTGCCAAAAAGAACCTCGCCTCGGCGGGGTTTTGGTGTTTGTGCCCTGTGGCGACTACCGCTACAGGCCCGGCTGCATGCGGGCTTCACGCGCGCGCGTCACCCTTGAGGCTCACTGATCCGGCACTCGCCCAGGAGCCTTTTACCCATGGCCACCGATTATCACCACGGCGTCCGCGTCCTCGAAATCAACGAGGGCACCCGCCCAATCCGCACCATTTCAACCGCCGTGGTCGGCCTGGTCTGCACTGCCAGCGATGCCGATGCCGCCGCATTCCCGCTCAACAAGCCCGTGCTGCTCACCGATGTGCTCACCGCAATCGGCAAGGCCGGCACGCTGGGCACGCTGGCGAAGAGCCTGGATGCCATCGCAGACCAAGCCAGCCCGATCACCGTCGTGGTGCGCGTGGCGGACGGCGAGGGCGTCGACGATGCCGCGAAGGAGGCTGACCAGGTCAGCAAGATCATCGGCGGCGTGACTGCGACCGGCGAATACACCGGCCTCAAGGCCCTGCTGGCTGCCGAAGCCCAGCTCGGCGTGCGCCCGCGCATCCTCGGCGTGCCGGGCCTGGACTCGCTGCCGGTCACCACTGAGCTGGTCAGCATCGCCGAACAGCTGCGCGGCTTTGCCTATGCCAGCTGCTGGGACTGCGAAACCGTCTCCGAGGCGCTGGCGTACCGTGCGGGCTTCGGCGCGCGTGAGCTGATGCTCATCTGGCCGGACTTCGTCTCCTGGGACACCGTGGCGAATGCCAACGCACCGGCCAGCGCCGTGGCTCGCGCCCTGGGCCTGCGCGCCAAGCTGGACGAGCAGGTGGGCTGGCACAAAACGCTGTCCAACGTGCCGGTCAACGGCGTGTCGGGCCTGAGCAAGGACATCTACTTCGACCTGCAGAACCCAGCGACCGACGCGGGCCTGCTCAACGCCGACGAAGTCACCACGCTGATCCGTCGTGACGGCTTCCGCTTCTGGGGCAGCCGCACTTGCAGCGCCGACCCGCTGTTCGCCTTCGAGAACTACACCCGCACCGCCCAGGTGCTGGCAGACACCATGGCCGAGGCGCACTTCTGGGCGGTGGACAAGCCCATGCACGGCTCCCTGGTGCGCGACATCGTCGAGGGCATCAACGCCAAGTTCCGCGAGCTCAAGCGCAACGGCTACATCATCGACGGCCAGTGCTGGTACGACGAAGCCGCCAACGACGCCACCACGCTCAAGGCCGGCAAGCTCTACCTGGACTACGACTACACGCCCGTGCCGCCGCTGGAAAACCTGCTGCTGCGCCAGCGCATCACCGACCGCTACCTGGTCGACTTCGCCAGCCGCGTCAACGCCTAACCCATTCATCCGCGCGGCTCCGGCCGCGCCGTAGGAGAGCCCAGCCATGGCCCTGCCCAAAAAGCTGAAACACATGAACCTGTTCAACGATGGCAACAGCTACGTTGGGCAGTGCAAGTCCGTCACGCTGCCGACCCTCGGCCGCAAGTTCGAAGACTTCCGCGGCGCCGGCATGGACGGCCCCGTAAAGGTGGACATGGGCCACTCCGATGACGGCATCCAGATCGAATGGACCCTCGGCGGCTGGGACCTGACCGTGCTCAAGCAGTTCGGCGCGGTGAAGGCGGACGGCGTGATGCTGCGCTGGGCCGGCTCCGTGCAGCGTGACGACACCGGCGAGGTCTCCGCCGTCGAGGTGGTCGCTCGCGGCCGGCACGAGGAGATCGACTTCGGCGACGCCGAGTCCGGTGAAGACACCGAGCACTCCATCACCACCACCTGCACCTACTACAAGCTCAGCGTTGACGGCGAGGTGATCATCGAGATCGACCTGCTCAACTTCGTCTTCATGGTCAACGGCGACGACCGCCTCGCCGAACACCGCAAGGCCATCGGCCTGTAAGCCGTGCACGGCCAGCGCCCACCGTTTCGCAACCCGCCGCAGCCGCCAAGCGCTGCGGCAACCCCAACCCCAAGGAGCACACCCATGAGCAAGACCAGCGAACCCCTCGTCCTCGAGCAGGCCATCAAGCGCGGCGAGAGCAGCATCACCGAGATCACCCTGCGCAAGCCGGCTGCCGGCGAGCTGCGCGGCCTCAAGCTGGCCGACCTGATCAACGGCGACGTCAACGCCACCATCCGCCTGGTGCCGCGTATCAGCCAGCCGACCCTCACCGAGCAGGAAGTCTCTGCCCTGGACGTGGCCGATCTGCTGGGCTGCGCGGATGCCATCGCGGGTTTTTTGCAGAAGACGGCCGGCTCCCTCGAAGCGTAGATGACGTCATGGCCGACATCGCCCTGGTGTTCCACTGGGGGCCCGAGCAGATGAACGCCATGCCGCTGGATGAACTGATGGACTGGCGCGAGCGCGCCATCGAACGATGGGAGCGCACGCATGGCGCGTGATCTGAACCTCAAGGTCAACCTCCAGGCGCTGGATAACGCCACCCGGCCGCTGCGCACCATCGCCAGCGGCGCGACCAGCCTGGGCCGCGCCCTCAAGGACACCCGCGGCGAACTCAAAGGCCTGCAGGCCCTGCAGAAGGACGTCAGTTCATTCCGTAACCTCAAGGGCGCTGCCGACCAAACCGGCGGCGCCCTGCAGGCCAACCGCGAACGCGTCAAGGCGCTGTCCCGCGAGCTGGCCAGCACCGCCACGCCCACCAAGGCGCTGACGCGTGAATTTCAGAGCGCGGTCCGCCAGGGTCACGCCCTCAAGCAAAAGCACAACGAGCAGCAGCGCGAGCTACAGGGCCTGCGCGGCAAGCTGGGCGAGGCCGGCGTCAGCACCCGCAACCTTGGCCAGCATGAGCGGGAGCTGCGCCAACGAGTCGAGAGCACCAACAAGACGCTGGCCCAACAGGAACAGCGCCTCAAACAGCTCACCACCCAGCAGAAGCGCCTCGGCCAGGCCAAGGCCCAGTACGAGCGCACCCAGCAACTGGCCGGCAGCATGGCCGCCACCGGCGCGGGTGGGCTTGCAGCTGGTAGCGGCATGCTCTACGCCGGCGCGCAGATGATGGCACCGGGGCTCGAATTCGACGCCGCCATGAGCAAGGTGCAGTCCCTCACCCGCCTGGATGCTGCATCCGAGGATATGGCCGCACTGCGCGAGCAGGCCCGCCAGCTCGGCGCCAGCACCCAGTTCACCGCGGGGCAGGCGGCTGACGCGCAAGGGTTCCTGGCCATGGCCGGCTTCAAGGCTGAATCCATCCAGGCGGCCATGCCCGGCATGCTAGATCTCGCCAAAGCGGGTGACAGCGGACTGGCCGAAACGGCGGACATTGCCTCCAACATCCTCACCGGCTTCAACCTGCAGGCGAGCGAAACCGGGCGCCTGGGTGATGTCCTGGTGGGCACGTTTACCCGTTCCAACGTCAACCTGCAGATGCTCGGCGAAACGATGAAGTACGCCGCGCCGGTCGCTGCCAGCGTAGGGCAGGACATCGAGACTGTTGCCGCTATGGCCGGCAAGCTGGGCGACGCCGGCATCCAGGGCAGCATGGGTGGTACCGCGCTGCGTGCCATCCTTAACCGGCTCAGCGCTCCGCCGGCGGCAGCTGCCAAGGCACTGGACAAGCTTGGTGTGAGCGCCGTGGATGCCCAGGGCAACCTGCGCGACATGCCCACCGTGCTGCAGGAGATCTACGAGAAAACCAAGAACATGGGCGATGCCGAGCGGGCGGGCCTGCTCAAGCACATCGCCGGTGAAGAAGCGGTAGCCGGCATGCAGGTGCTGGTCAAGCAGGCCGGTACCGGTGCGCTGCAGGAATTCGTCAGCACCCTCAAGGCTACCGAGGGCGAGGCCAGCGCCACGGCCAAGACCATGGCCGACAACCTGCGCGGCGACCTCTCCGCCATGGGTAGCGCCTGGGAGGACCTGGGCATCCAGCTCCAGGAGCAGCAGAACGGCCCCATGCGCGAGATCACCCAGACGCTCACCGGCATCATCGGCGGGGTGAAAGGCTGGGTGGCTGAGAACCCCAAACTCGCCAGTAACCTGGTGAAAACGGC